ACCACAGCAAAAGTGTATTCCATAGCCGAGGCGGCCTCACGCCGACGCTCGAAGAAGAACTCATCTCCGCGAAGCCCAGACACGACGATTTGAAAGATGCACTATGTGCAGCTATCAGCATCGCTACCCCTCCTGCTGCGAGGAAGCCGGTGAATTACGAAAACCTCCAAGAACAACAGAACAATATCGTATATGGTCGTTTCGGCGGTCGGGTACGGGTACGATGATAGGGCTTAAGAATGGCAGAAGTGAGTCACGATCAACTATTAGAACGAATAGAGAGTACGGAGAAGGAAATGGCGGTGATGGATACTAAGCTCAACAGGGTACAGAAAGACCTCACAGCTATCTCTATAGATATCCGGGAGAACAGAGACCTCGCTAGAGAGATCAGTGTACAATTGAAGGTAGCTTGTAGGATAGTGATCTCCCTGATCTCTGTACTTGGCTTAGTCTTCGTGATCTTGAACTACGTAAGGGCTGTATCATGAGTGGGGCTGATTCCCTAGATTTTGATTTAGTACCAGGGCAACCTCTAGCAGTAGAGATCTCTACGAACTGGGAAGTATGGAATGGCTCTCGGGCTGAGTGGCGTTCTCGCGTAGAGGAAAATAAGAAATATAGATATGCTACTTCTGTACAAGAAACCACGAACGTACAGAATCCACATAGCCATACTACACATATCCCTAAGATATCCCAGATAGCTGATAACCTCTTGGCTAATTACTTCAGTGCACTATTCCCCCATGAGGATTGGCTTCGATTCGAGGGGAATGATGCGGAATCTGAGGCATTTGATAAGCGTATCGCAGTACTAGCATATATCAAAACTAAGCATCGCCTGAATAAATTCTTCCAAGAGATAATGAAGACTCTAGATGATTGGATCCTATATGGGAATGCCTTCTGTGGTGTAACGTACAAGCAGGAGTTCCATCAAGATCCTGAGACTGGGGAAGTTCTCTCGGGCTACATCGGCCCTGTGATCTATCGGATCTCTCCTGATGATATCGTCTTTAATCCACTAGCTACTTCCTTCAAAGATTCCCCTAAGATCATACGTACATTGAAGACTCTTGGGGAGCTACATAGGGATCTGGAAGAGAATCCTGATCTCCAGTATTCTGCAGATATCATCAATCTGATCACAAAGAATAGAGAAGTACTGAAACAGATGACAGATACCTCTGTCGATAAGCATGTCCAGATGCAATTCGATGGGTTCGGATCAGCATCTCAGTACTACAAATCTGGGTATGTAGAGATCCTCGAGTTCTACGGGGATATTTATGATACGAATAATGATGTCTGGCTTAAGAATTATGTAATAACGGTTGTAGATCGCCAATATATTTTACGATCCGAACCTTTGAATACATGGTCCGGTAGGCCATACATCTTTCACGTAGGCTGGCGGCTCCGTCCAGATAATCTCTGGGCTATGGGGCCACTCGATAACCTCGTAGGAATGCAGTACCTCATTAATCATCTCGAGAACGCTCGGGCTGATGCCTTCGATCAGATGATCGATCCTGATCGGGTGATCAAAGGCGATGTAGATATGGAGCATAGAGGCTCCGCTATCGATTATTACGTTAATGATCCGAGCATAGGCGGTGATGTACAGCATCTTACCCCTGATACCACGGTTCTGAATGCAGACTTTCAGATCCAGCGTAAAGAAGCTCAGATGGAAGAGTACGCTGGCGCTCCACGTGAAGCTATGGGGATCAGAACCCCCGGCGAGAAGACTGCCTTTGAGGTCTCCTCTCTCCAGAATGCTGCTTCAAGGATTTTCCAAGCGAAAGTTACGTACTTCGAAGAGCAATTCCTTGAACCTATCATCAATGCAGAGATAGAAGTAGCTCGTAGGAACTTGAATACCACGGATATCGTTCGGATAGTGGACGATGACTTCGGCGTGGCGGAGTTCCTCCAAGTTACGAAGGAAGATCTCCTTGCTAATGGCACTTTAGTACCGATTGGAGCACGTCATTTCGCAAGACAGGCTACGTTGGTACAGAATTTACAACAATTCATGGTTGCGATGTCCACAGATCCGATGTTAGCGCAGCATTTCCCTGCCGAAAACCTCGCTAGAGCTTGGGAAGACCTCCTTGGCTTCAAGAGGCTCGAACTTTTCGAGAAATTCGGTAGGGTACAGGAAGAACTTGAACTCACTAGGCTCCAATCTGCTGCCCAAGAACAGATCGCAGTCGAACAACAGGTAAGTATTGATGAGAACCCCGGCGAAGCTATCTAAAGGCCTCACTGAGGAGCAACAGAACCAGCTCGAACGGGAACTCACGAGCTCAGTACTTGCTAAACAACTTCGGTTAGCACTGAAAAGTGGTATCGAAGCTACATATGAACACGAGGAGGTCGAGGATATCACCCTCGAGCACCTCTCACGTACTATCGGAGAGCGACGGGGCCTCCGATCTGTACTTAAACTTTTACCCGAGGAATAACTATGACTGATGACAATCAGAACCAGGTGACCCCTGATAATCAGAGCCTTTTCTCTGACGACAATCAGGATAAAGGCGAACCGTCCTTCTCACAGGAAGATATCTCTAAGATTTTGAAGCAGAACGCTAACGCTCAGGAGCATATCAAGAATCTTGAGACTGAAACCGCACAGTTCCGGTCCCAGATCAGAGAGCTTCAAGAGGAATTGCAGAAAGCTAAATCTATAGATGATCTCCTAGATGGACTTCAGCAACCGAACGATACGCCTGGGACGACATCCCCGCAAATCGACGAGACACAGTTGCTAAATAAACTGAAGGAAGAAGTCTTCCGGGATCTCTCTGCTGCACAACAGCAGGCCCTTGAAGAACAGAATGCTGCTGAGGCAGTACGCGCTGCTCAAGAGAAATTCGGTGATGGGTACAAATCTTACGTCCAGCAACGGGCACAAGAACTGGACCTCTCACTTGAACAGATCGAGAACTACGCTCGTACCTCCCCGAAGGTATTCATGGAACTTCTAGGTACCCCGAAAGGACAGACTCCTTCTCCCACAACTGGATCCCTTAGTGCCCCTATAGATTCTGATGCAGATATCGAGGCTAAATACAGACGGATCTCAACTCTTCGGCTCATGAATACCCCCGAGGGTATCGAAGCTCGCAGAACTTGGGAGAATCCTGAATTTCAGGCTCAGTACCGGCGTCATATTCTTGAGAAGGCATCTGAGAAGGGCTCCACCTTCGGCAATTAATTATAAGGATAAACCATGGCTCTAGATAGCTCATGGGGTAATAATCATTTTCACAGGAATGAGATCTTCAACACTATGTTGAAAGATGTCCTGCGGGATGATTTGTTCGCCGAGCAGTGGGTTAATTATATCGGTGACTTCACGGATGGATCTAACTACAAGATCAACTCCGTGGGTGAATTGACGATTGACCAAATGGCAGAGGCTACGAGCCTGCCTGATCGTCGTCCGGATAGCGGCCAGTTCGTATTTAACATCAACGAATTCGTAGGTGTTAAAGTACCGTTCACGGACGTATTCCTCGAAGACGATTTCATGGCTATGCAAGTCCTGTCCACACTGCCTGATCGGATGACTCGTTCATTTCAAGAGTATCTTGAAACTCGGGTACTCCGTCTGCAGCGCGAACAGACCTCAAACAATGCAAACACGATCAACGGCGCTGCTCATCGCTTCGTAGCGAATGGCACCGGCCGTGTGATCACCATCCAAGATCTGGCTTATGTGAACTACGCTCTGAAGAAGGCTAACGCTGGTAATAGCGTTATGATCGGCATCGTCGATCCGTCCTTCGAGTTCAACACGAACATCAGCTCTCAAGTAGTTACGGCAGATAACCCTCAGTACCAAGGTATCATCAATACTGGTATCGGTTCTGGCTTCCGCTTCATTCGGAACATCTATGGTATCGACCTCTATACGTCGAACTACCTCGATACTCTGGATAGCGATGAGGCTAGTCTCGCTGACTACCAAGGTAATCTTACTACTGGTACCACGGGTGATGTGGCTAATATCTTCTTCTCCGCTTCCGATAGGGCTAACCTCCCGTTCATCGGCGCATGGCGTCGGCGTCCGGTAATTAAGTCCTGGCGTGATGAGGACAAGGAGACTGAGTACCATCAGATGTCTGCACGCTTCGGTCTTGCACTTTATCGTCCGGAAACGCTGGTAACTCTCGTTTCTAGCACGACCCTGAACTAAGAGGTAACAATTATGGCACGCGGAAATACGTGGACTAATAGTGACGGCCTCGTGGTTGGTTTCGGCACTCGGGATTCTAAGAATCCTAACGCTGGAACGGTTCGGACGATGGGCAATGAAGAAGAACTCGTAGTAGTTTTTGACTGGGACAACCCGCCGGTAGCGGCAGGTACTGCTCCCAGTGTGAAATCCATCCAGCTCCCTGCTGATGCAGTGATTCTGGAAGGCCACTTCCGAGTGGATACTGCGGTAACGATGTCGGGTACTTCTCCGACCTTGGCCTTCGGCGTTGTTCAAGCAGATGGTACTGCTATTGATGCTGATGGACTGATAACTGCGAAAGCTCCCGCCGCAATGGGCGCTAACGCTGTTATCGCTCTGGATGGCGCACTCGTTGGTACTACCGTAGGTAGTGCTGATGCGTACGTCAGCATCGAGCTCGGGGGCACTTCCCCCGTTCTGACGGCAGGCGACGGTGTACTTGTTATCAAGTACCAGAAGCCGATGCCGGATAGCACGCCTCTGGATCCGATCACTACGATCCAAGGCTCGTTGTAAGCTTATTAGCTTATCGGGCGGAACATCCATTATGGATTGGGGGCCTAGCGCCCCCTCGCCCGACCAACCTAAGGATTAGAGATGACTAATAATTCATTCATGAATGCCAGACGGATGGCAAAAGAACAACGGAAGGCTCAAGCAGCTTCAGCTGCTGCCTCTGTTGAAGTTAAAGAGGAAAAGAAATCCAAGCGGCTCTTCAAGAAGAAGTCTAAGGACGATTAGTATGAAGGGTAAGAAGAAGTCCAAGAAGAAGGTGATGAAGAAGTCAATGAAGCCTCGTAAACGTAGAGCAAGGAAATAGATTATGCCTGTACATAATACTCTTACCGGTAGTGAGCTCCATGAGCCTAAGGGGATAGACTCCGCAGGTACTACTGATGCTGGGAAGGTCCTGACCCCTTCGAGTACTAATGCTGGTCAGGGTGAACTCAGGAATCTGACAGAGTCAGAGATCACTGGGAAGACGGCATACATCGTGACTCACTTCAATAACATCAATACAACTACTGATATCTTTATTCCGACTAATGTAGCTGGAACGATAGACTCTATCAGATCAGTTATTGATGCTGCATTCACTGGGGCAGATACCACACTGACCTGCAAAATCAATGGTACTAATATCACTGGCGGCGCACTTGTTATCACACAAGTAGGTTCAGCTGCAGGTGATGTGGATTCAGCCTCACCTACAGCTAATAAAACTCTAGCTGTCGGGGATTACATCCAAGTAACATCAGATACAGCGGCCACCTCGGGGGTTAATGCTACCCTGATGTTCACCATCACGAGGGCGTAAGGCGTGAATTCTACTGAAAGGATGAGACGCAAGACTAAAAAGAGGTCGAGGTAATATATGGCCCGTAATAGATTAACTCTTCTTGAGATCGTTCAACGTGTCCTCGACGCAATGAACCACGATAATGTGAACTCGATCTCAGATACTATAGAGTCCTCCCAGATAGCAGAAGAAGCTAGGGTTGTGTACTACGATCTGATGGATAGATCAGATTGGCCACACCTCTTGAAGATGCTACCTATGGAATCTGTAGTGGATGTTACACGTCCGAACTACTTGAAGATCCCCACTGATGTGGTACGGATAGATGATCTCAGGTATGAGGCTACAGAATCTGGGGCTTCTTTCAGAGAATTCGTAACTGTAACGTACCTCGAACCAACAGAATTTTTAGATCTGGTTCTCACACGAAGAACCAGTGAAAGTAATGTGATCACAGTCCCTACGTTCAGTGATGTGGACCTATTCATCATAGATGATGAAGCTCCTACGTACTGGACTACATTCGATGATGAGTACTTAGTATTCGACTCGTACGACAAGGGCGTTGATACAACGATGCAGGGCGGGAAGTCGCTCGCTAGGGTAAAGCAAATCCCTACGTGGACGAATTTCGATACATTCATTCCGGATATCCCGGATCATATGTTCAGCACATACATAGCTGAAGTAACTGCTGCCTCCTTCATGTACTGGAAACAGGGCGCTAGCCCAGTAGACGAAAGACGTGCAGCTCGTGGACTTTCTAGACTCAGACGATCAGCGGAGAAAATCAATGAGCGAAACACAAGAGCAACATACGGACGAAAACGTCACGGGAACTGGCCCCGAAGTGAAGACGGCGTCAAAGGAAGCATCAGAGCAGCCCTCTGAAGGCGCGGGCCTAGAGCAGCCCTCTGAGCAACTGGACCTGTCTTTCGAGCCGGATACTGAAGTGGAGACCGTACAGTCAGAAGCAGGAGTAGCTACCTTCGTAGAGAAGCAAGATTTCTCGAAAGAGACTCCGATGGATTCAGAAGGGTACATCGGTGGCGACTACTGGGATGATGGCGAATGGAAGCCTTCTGAAGTTGGCAGGACTCCTAACGGAGCGATCCTCCAAATCATTAAGACCAAGGAAGGCCACTGGTACAAACTCCAATTCCAAGGATCTGGTGAACTTCCGATGGAGTACCGTGGTTTGTATACCTCGTATTCGAAAGCTGATGTGGCAGCACGTCGGTACCTAGCTACAAGGTGGAGTAAAGAGGATGCCAAGGCAGCAAGCTAGGCAACAATTCTTGAACTTCGTGGGCGGACTCAATACTGAGTCCAGCCCACTTACGTATCCGCCTGGCACAGCTAAGAGTATCGATAACGTCGATCTGAACCGGGACGGATCCATACGTCGTAGACGTGGATTAGATTTCGAAGAGGATGGCGGTTATAGTACTCCTACCTTCACTGATGCATACCTTAATGAGAGAGCGATCACTACACACGATTGGATCTCTGTTGAGGGGGACGATACTCTTAACTTTCTTGTGATACAAGTAGGTGAGGTGCTATTTTTCCACGAGCTCGGCGCTGATCCAATGAGCTTGTCCGTTATAGGTCAGATTGATCTCACTCCCCTTAAAACTACTAATGACTTCTACAAAGAGCCAATAAGTGCAGACTCAGCTAAAGGGAAGTTATTCATTGTAAATAAGTTCATGTCTCCAGCGTATATCCAGTATGACCAAGATACTAATACTTTTACCGGAGTGAAGCTAACGATCAAGATTCGTGATATTGACGGAATCAATGAGACTGATTCGTCTCCTATTGTTTTTGGAGATGATATCACTCCTCCGATGGAGACAGTAGATCCAGAAGACGATATCTCAGATGTACTAGAGCCATTTGATCCAAATGTTGATCTAGGATTCATTGATGTTCCAGCACCATCAGCAGGTTGGTAATGGCTGTAAATACTAGACCGACAACTTTAACTGCGGCACATAATTACAACCTTAGGAATCAGGGTTGGCCTACCCAGTTTTGGTGTTCTCTTGATACAGATGGCGATGAGGCTAGATTAAGAGATCCAGTTGCGCATACATTTAATCTCATTGGTGTTTATCCGTCTAATGCAGATATAATCTATTTATCAAAGCTTAAAGCTGCAAAAGATCCCGAAGCACTCGATGCGTATGACCCATTTACGCTACGAAAGATAGCATATGGCAATACTCCTGCACCTAAGGGTCACTTCATCATAAACGCTTTTAATCGAGATAGATCTACAGTATCCGGCATAGATGGGATTTATGATCCCGATAGGGATCAAGAGAAGTTCAGGCCTGTAAGCACAGCATTCTACTCAGGTCGAATTTGGTACTTGATGCCAGATGGTAGGTTGTATTTCTCTCAAGTTCTAACTGAGATCGAGAATGCTGCTAAATGCTATCAAGAAGCGGACCCAACAGCTGAAGATATTAATTCTCTTGTGGCTACGGACGGCGGATTCATTGACATCGTAGGGGTATCACAAGGGTTCAAATTAATCCCAATCAGAAATGAGTTAGCGGTACTCGCTGATAACGGAGTCTGGTCTATTTCTGGATCAGGAGATGAAGCATTCTCGGCAACATCCCAAGAGATTCGTAAGATAACTGGAGTTGGCGCTTTAGGCGTTAATACAGTTGTAGAAGCCGATGGCGTCATTTTCTACTGGTCAGAAGGCGGTATTTATGCTCTCGTAGAGAATGAGGTAACTGGATTACTTCAGTCTCAGAATATTACAGAGAATACAATTCAAAGTTTCTATTTAACCTTAACAGAAACCGCTAAGACTTATGCACGTGCGGGATATGATAAGCAAAGCAAGAAGATTTTGTGGTTCTATAATGATTTAGATGACTATGACGGTATAGTTAAACCTTATAGGTACAACAAAATCTTATTTTTAGACTTAACACTAAGGGCCTTCTATTCGTATACGCTACCACTTCCCACCCAGAATAGTACTTTCATAGCAGATATGTTACAGAAAAGGTCTGGGAGCTTCACTACAGTTTTAGAATCTGTAACAGATAGTGGATTAGCTGATGTTACAGATTCATCTTTAAATACTGTAACATCCAATGTGAAAGTACCTGCTACGTCTAGTGTTAAGCTTAAGTTTCTTACTTTTGCAAAGACTACCCCTACCTCTTGGCAATACACATTCTCCGAATTCAGGCGAGATGATATGCTGGATTTCTATATCCAGGATACCACTGGAACTTCATACAATAGCCATGTAGAAACTGGATTCGATATTGGTGGGGATCTGATTTCAGAAAAAGAAACTAATACCATTTATGCATTCTTCAAACGTACTGAGACGTCCATTGTAGCAAATGGTAGCGGAGGGATCACATACGATAAACCCTCTGGCTGTAATCTCAGAGCTAAATGGCAATGGTCAGATCACATAGGATCTGGACGGTGGTCCGATCAAGAAGATATCTATAGGCTACAACGACATTATATCCCCTCTGGGATAGGGTCCTTCGATTATGGTTTCGAGGTGATTCAGACTATTAACCAAGTCCGTGGTAAAGGCAGGGCATTAGCACTACGGTTCGATTCCATCACAGGTAAGGATTTCCACTTACTTGGATGGGCTACCCCTTACACAGTAATTACTGGAGCCTAGATGTATACGTACCAAGTTGAATCGTACTATGATGTTATAGATGATCTCCTTCCAATTGTGGAGAAGCATGCACAGGAAGTAGATCTGTATCAAGAATCCGTGAAGCTCAGCCCTGATCTCCCAACGTACGAAGTCATGAATCATACTGGGATGCTTCATATTTATACCGCAAGGGTAGAAGATACTAAAGAGCTAGTAGGGTACGTTGTAACATTAGTGAATAAGCATCCCCATTATAATGAGGATACGTATGCAGTTAATGATTTATTCTATGTTCACCCTGACCATAGGCACCAAGGCGTTGCAGAAGCCCTCCTCTCAGGGCTCGAAGACATCATGCGGGGGATCGGCGTCTCTGTGATGACACTCCATATGAAGGAACATATGAAATTCGAATCTCTGATGGATCACCTAGAGTGGGACCGTGCAGAGATCATGTACAGCAAACTAATAAAGGAAAGCTGATGGCTACAGCAGCTATCGTAGCAGCGGTTGGCTCTACTATAACCACTGTTGCTGCTACTCAGGCACAAGCGAAAGCTCAGAAGAAAGCGGCTAGATTCAATCGGCGGAACGCTGCATTGAACCAAGCTCGGGCGGCCAGACAGACCATAGAAGAGTCTCGTCGTCAGAGAGCAGCCCTCATTCAAGCAGGGGTAGGCCTCGGAACACGGGGGAATTCTGCTATCAGTGGCGCTGTGGGGTCTCTGGCTACACAGACGGCCGCTAACATCGGGGCATCGAATACGAATCTTGCTGCAGGGCTTGGGATCAATAGAGCTCTGATCCAAGGTGAACGACAAGCAAGTCGATTAAATAATATAGGCCAAGGGTTCGATCTCCTAGGATCGGTAGCAGGCGTTAAGATGGGAATAGATCGTCAGAACGTTCTTAACCAGTTCCTTCAAACAGATAACATACCCTTCTTCTTACAGAAGCCATCATTCTGATGCCAGGACATATCGCACTAGAACAGGAACCACAGAAGGATCTTAGCTTCCTCCTTGAGGAGCTAAGAGCTAAGCCTGCCCAGTCAGAGGCTTCGAAACGGGCTATGCTGGCATCTCTTGTGGCCACACCTGAACTAGGTGAACGGGTGCAACAAGAAGTCTTGAATACTGGCCGATCGAGTACTGAGGATATGATCCGTCAGGAGGGCTTGAACCAAGCGAAGGCAGATGTCGAAGCTCAGATGGGAGATATCCTCCTACAGGACATTCCTCTTTCTGAGAAGAAAGATCTAGTTCGGCAGAAGTTAGACGAACTTCGTTCGCAAGGGAAACCTACTCTTCGTACGATGCTGAAGCAGTTCGCTCTTTCCAAAGAGGAAGCTCAGAACGAGAACGAAGCACAGATCAAGCTCGGGGTAGCTGAACATATCTCTGAGGTTACAGAGGTAGATCAACAGATTGCTAACCTAGGCAGACTTTTCACCTTCGAAGGGGGCGGTGCACGCCAACTTCTGGATACTATAGCGGGCAGTATCCTCCCTGGCTGGCAGTTGATGATCAGGAACGCTATCAATGAGGTATTCCCTGGTAGTGTATCAATCTCTAGTTCTGTTCTTATCGGGGATGATATCGCTGAGTTCAAACAGAAACTCCAGAACCTCCCGCCAGAGGAGAGGCTATCGAAGGCAAGGGAGTTAGTACAAGCTATTGAGTCCAGTAGGTTCTGGACGTCTAATAATGGATTCTTGAAGTTCGATTTATTCGAAACCCTTCTTGCAGATCTGAATGACGATAACTTCGACATCGTACTGAACAATATTTTCTCTGCACTTGACCTCGTAGGCATAGGACTGATTCGTGGCTCTGGGAAGCTCGGGAAGCTAGCTGTTAAGGGCCTGGTAGATCGTGCTGTAGCTAAGAAGATAGATCGACTAGTCTCTGATGTTAGTAGGAAGTCTCCAGATAGTGTATCCAGCACTTTGGACAATGTAGCCCCTGCCAAATCTAGGGAAATTGTAGAAGCTGCCCTAGAGGATGAAACTGGAGAAGTCGCACAAGCAGTAGGTGAGAGTAAAGAGTCCCTGACAGGGGAGCATATCCTACCGAAACAGTACGATGATCCTGTTACTGTGGCCCCAGATCTGAATGATGATATCGGGAGTGTATTATTCTATGATCCATCTGCGATCTTCGCTACACGGAAAGAGATAGAGACTTCTATTGTAGCCCTTGACGAACGTCTTGATGCACTAGCAACTGCTACTCCTAGAGTACATCTGAACAAGACAGGTGTACGTGCAGTACCTGGTGGGTACCAAGCACGGTACTACGCAGGAGATACAGCGCTTCATGGGTACTCTAATCTGAAGCTAGCACGTTCGATAGCAAAAACCTTCCGTGAATTCGAAGATGGCGTTGTTACTATCATGGCACGGAAGTGGGATACTGGTGAATTCGTTCCTTTAGAAGAAGCTAATCTCAAAGGCGGGAAGAACGAGTACCTCATCAGATTCGATGTTACTCATAAGGTCTCTGGAGCTGATGCGCTTAGTGAGACTCCTATCATCAGGGAAGGGGGGATCTCCGGGAGATGGGCTAAGTGGGTAGATAAATCTGCTTCTATGGTACGGTGGATCAGGAACGCAGGGAATATTGCAGCAGGCGTAGAGGCAGCGAAGGTGAAGGCCTTGAACCGCGTGATGGAGCCACTGAATAAGCTCTCCTCTAATGATCAAGCGAAGGTCCTAGCGGTACTAGATAAAGGTGATAAGCGGAAGACTAAAACGGTTAACGAAGCTGGAGATGTAACCCAGAAAACTGGGAAGTGGTTCACTGAGAAAGAACTCTTGACTGAGTTCTTTGCTAAAGAGAAGAACCCTGAGCGTTTAATTGAAGCGTATAAGTCAGTTGAACTACATCAGAAGCTAGTACGGAAGCTCATCAATGATTCAGTACGTCGTCGCCTTGTGGCAGATGGCGTAAAAGAAGTAACCCTCAGGAAGGGGATACCCGGTGGTACTACTAAATTCTTAGGCCGCGAGGTTACTTCTGCGGAACTTAGGACTATCAGATCATCTCCTGATGGTAGACAAGTAACAGGAACTCAGATCAGAGAGATCTGGGATGTAGATCTAGGTGATACGGTCCCTGTTACTGATGATCTGATTCGTACTGTTAACGAGAACGGCGGAAAATTCATCCGTCTTACTCAGCCACTGAAGACTAAGAAAGGTCAGTGGACGAACTATGTATACCTCAAGAAAGATACTAAGCATGCGAGTATTAATCAACTCCCCGCTGAAGTAATCCAAGATCTTCCTGGGTACATCAGCCGAATATACGATGCTCCGTATATCCTGAAGAGGAAGGTGAAGCGTCAGGTTGATGGCGTATTCTCTGGCGAAGAGTTAGTCACTGTACGGATGTACACGAATAAATCTGATGCTCTAGCTGATAAGGCCCGAATGGATCTCGAAGCTAAGGCGAATGATGAATACGTAGTAGTAGAATCTAAGGAGCTACGGGCTGATAGGGAGTACGCTAATGGCGTCAGTCTTGAGTACCTCGAGAACTCGGGTCAATTGTATACATCACGTCGTGGCGTAGAGATCAAAGGTCTAGACGAGAGACGTGAACTGAAGTCAGTTACGGACTCTATCCTAGCTGGTAGGGCCAGGGCTGCACGAGCGGGTACTATAGATCTCGTGGTCGATAAGTTAGCTAAGAACTGGGAAGCGAAGTACGCTAAGTACAGCAGGACAGGGCGGTTCTCATTCGATACTAATGACCTAGTTCGTCCGTCTCAAGACATAGAGAAAGATGTATTCAACGATGCTGTCGCTCTTCAAGAACATATCAAGCTCCTAGCTGGCATAGATGATTCCAGATCCACGAAGGCTTTCAGAGATCTAGCTATTAACTTCGCTGGGTGGCTATCTGAGACCTTTGATACTTCTTGGTCTAGATCTATACAGACCAGAGTGCTCCGTAATAGGCACCGGAATCCTATTAATGCAATTAAAGGAGCAGCATTCACAACGTTCTTGATCTTCAAACCTGTACGTCAGCTGTTCCTCCAAGCTCAGCAGATCTCTGTGTACTTAGGAGTAGATCATGGCTTGAAGTACTTCACGTCTAGGAAGGGGATGCAGGAGTACTGGGGCTTGATGAATGGGATGTTATTCAGAACTACTGAGTTCTGGGATAAGCAAGCTATCCGTGGCGCTAAGGCCTTAGGGATGTCGGTTAAGGAATATGAGAATTTCGTTGATGCGTTCCGCAGAACTGGTATCACAGCTAGTATTGACTCCCACCAATACGCTGGGCTAGTATCCGTCGATAGGAATATCGGAAAGCGGTCTGTTATTGGGAAGGGGGTAGACTACTTCAATGATGTACGGCGAGTATTTCGTCGTATTGGATTCGACTTAGGGGAAGAGACCCACAGAATAGCAGCATTCCTCGCTGCTAGAAATAAGTGGATCAAAGAGAACCCTAAGGCAGCTCACCTCTGGGATAGAGCCGATAACCTAGCTACTATAGCTGGCGACGCTGAGAACCTAGCTTTCAATATGACTAAAGCGGGAGCGCTTCAATTCCAGAAAGGCGTTCTCGGTTTGATGTTCCAGTTCCTCTCTCATACTACCAAGGCTACTCAGGTACTTCTGCCTAAGAAAGCTTTCGGGAAGACGGTCGGGAAGTTCGCTAGTGATACATTCAATGGCAAGGAGAAAGCTCGAATAGCAGCGATACAGCTAGGCTTATACGGAACAGGAGCGTTCGGGCTGAATAAGCTATGGGAATCTTTCTTAGCAGAGAGTGGCATCGAAGTTTCTCCTGAGTTCAACCAAGCTGTGGAAGAGGGCATAGTTGGTACCTTAGTGAATTTCACTCTTGGTCTTACGGATGACGATAACCTAGATTATTTCACAGATGTAGAATTCAGTACCTCATATGGCCCGTTCTCTGGCATAGCTGGTGGAAGAGGAATTTTCGGGAACCCCGTAGGTACGCTGATAGATGCATTCATTCTGTCAGATATCTCTGTGGCTGAGTTCGCTCTTGGCCCCGCGTATCAATTAGGGAAGTCTTTGGGCGAAGTAGCCACTATGACGAAGGCTATGTTCGGGGTAACGAATGGTATCCCACAAAGGATACCTAACCCTGATGAAGCATTCTTCTTGGCAGAGGAATTCACTAAGAGATTCGTTCCGATGTACGGTGACTTCGTTCGTGGTAGAACTGAGTACGCTATGAATCGTCATATCTCTAACTCTGGCAGATTAGGGGTAGAGATCACAGATGCTGAGGCACGGATGCGTCAGTACTTCGGCCTTCAGCCCCGTCGACAAAGACAGGTACAAGAAGAACTGATATACCTCCAGGGGGTGATGGGGAATCCTCAGAAGGAGAAGATCACCTCTAACCTAGATAACATAGCTAAGACGTACTACAAGTACGCAGTTAGTAAAGTAGCTGATGCTATGGATGGGAAAGAAGATCCTTTGAAGGTCATGGAAGAACTAGACCTCCATGCTCGCGGGATGAGAGAGATCCTCGATGAAGATGAGTGGATGTATATCTATAATTACAAGATCAAACAACTAGCAACTAATGATTTAAATCGTCCAGGTACAGGGACTAAACTCGCAGAGACTATAGTTAAGGGCTTAAACAAGCCTGTTCCTCACCTGTACGATGATGCATTCTATACAAGGCTCAAGAATATGACCCCGTTTGAAGGACAGGATGAAGCTATCCAGTGGCTTCAGGAGCTACGATAATGGTACAAATACTAACTCAAGCACCAGAAGTACAGATCAGGGCACAGAACCCATTCAATCTGTTCATCGGGGCACAGATTCCTCAGGATAACGCTATCTCGAAGCTCGGGAAGCAAGCTGCTAATATAGCAGATGCTGTGATCTCGGATCGTCAGGAAACTCTTGACAGTAGGGCCACGGCTAGGTTCGTTCTTTCGATGGTATCTCAGGGGGAACAAGCAGCACGTGAAGCTCTAGGTACTGCTTTCGATGTACCGCTTGGAAACGAAGACGTACAAGACCTCAAAGATTCCGCTAGGATCTCGAACAAGCTCGAGATGTCCAGACTACAGAACCCAGGGCGAGCACGTGATGTTCTCAGACGTACGGCTACACTTCGGGAAGCTATAGCTACGAACCCTAGGCTAGCCCCTGAGTTCCTAGAGATCTTCTCTAATACTGGTGGGGGGACCTTCGGGGAGCAGATCAAGGAGGTCCAGACGGATGCTAATGCTGAACGGGCAGCTAAGATGGAGTTCTATACCAGGGAATCTCTCACAAACGGACTATCCCTATCAATTCCCCTAGATAGGAGAATTGAGATCATTGACGAGAGGAACGCTATTAAGCGCAGAGCGGAAGTATCAGCCCAGAAGTTACAGATACTACAGAATCAGGGTCAGGTAGACAGACTGATGACCTTGAATACTATCAGACGTGAGATGGTACCTGGGTTCGTTATGGATGCAGTAGGTACAGTACGTGATCTCCTTGAACCTCTGAAGGGGGGAGATGGGAAGGTACGGGATGATCTCACTGATGAAGATAAGGTAGCTATCAAACGGGAATTAGATATCCAATTAGGTCAGATACAGAATTCTATTATCTCATCTGGTGGTGGCTTGATCACACAAGCTGATGTTGATACAACTATGCTCCCGTTTAGTACGTACAAAGATCTAGTTAGTAAAACACTAGATGGTACGTACGAGTTAGATCAATTAGAGTCCGATCTGGCAGCACTCGAGATCACGTACCAATCTGAATTCGCTAGGAATCACCCAGAGGTTAATAGGATTCTTTCTGTATACAGGAACGTATTCAAGGGCCTTGACCCTGATCGAGCCAGTGCCCTCGCTTTGCTAGTAGCTGGGTCAGGGTCTATGTCAATGATCGCTGATGCGATTACAGATGAGACCAACACAGCTGTACTTCTCCGGGATGCCCGTCTCCAGAACCCTAATCGTACCCCAGAGGAACTGAATCAAACTTTTGATTCGGTGATGAATACTATAACTAGTGAGGGATTAGAAAGAGACGATAGGGTGAAACTCCTCGGGTCTATGTTCAGGATTTATCAGGTGAATAGGAATGATCCTGATGCATCTATGATGTTGAACAGGATCCTTCCGAAGCTTAGTGATCCATTGGTACTCGATGCCCTGAAGAACGGGGTAACCACTGATGCTCAGCTAGCCTCGAATATCAGAACTGGGGTAGAGGTATACCTCAAGGATCTAGCGGAAGCTGTCAGTGGGGAAGTCGGAGAGAATTTGAGCTTCTCTCTTCCCGGTCCAAATACTGATGCATTCATGGTTGACCCACTTCAGACGTCACCGATTCCATTCCTTTTCGCAGGTACACAGGATGCCATAGACTTCGTGGATCTGAAGTTCACAGAGGCTGGGGTCCCTGTGTTCACCCCTAAAGACAATGCACCTCCTGCTATCCAACAGGCTATCCCTAGGCTAAACCAAGTTGGTACTAAGATAGGGCAGGTAGTTACTCTGATTACCGACCTAGGCCTTGTTCCTCAGAGTCTGAACAAGGCAGAGATAGCAGCTGCTATCCTCAGTGATGGGAAATTGCCGGCTCTAGTACCTGGTGAACGAAGAGATGAAACTATCAATACCCAAATTGATAATAATGCTCTTGATGATATCGAATCTATAGTTAATTCTACTGTGTTCTGATGCCTAAACCTCCTCGCTTTCGGATATCTAATGCTCTAAAGGGGTTTAAGCTCCTAGACCATGAGATAGCATTCAAACAGGCCGAAGAGGCTAGACAGAAGGTACTAGCTGCGGATCTGGAACAAGAGCCCGTGCTCGCAGACGCTTTGAAAAAGAACTCTGTAACCCAAGAACAGTTCGCGGAGATTCATAGTGGCCTTCAGTATCTTCGAGATAGGTACGAAGACCTAGGTAATTCCTTAAGTAGATACGTACCTTATTACAAAAAGAATAAGAATAAGATCTCAGGGGAAGAGCTCGCTAATATCATGCGTAGGCATAGAGAGAGATCCTATTTCAGGAAGGATGCGAAAACAGGACTCCCTAACTACGATCAGGACCTAGCATATAGGAGTAAGAAGTTCAACTTCGAGTACTCATATACTATGATGTCTCCATCTGAGTACATCTATAAAGCAACTAATATCTTGAATGAGAAGTTCAAGACGAATAGAAGTACTAAAGATATTATAGCAGAGAGGGCGGGGGAAGTTCCACGAATTCGAAGCCAGTTAATAAGGAACGGGAATTTTTATTTACCGTACCTAGATACTACTAAGAATTCTATTGGGCAAGAGGGGTTAACTCGTGCGATAGCTGCTATGGACCTGGGGCTTAAAGAGATCCCAGTCCTTGAAGTTTTTACCCCTATTAAAGAGTAGATAGCCAATAGGTAATACCCCCTCAGACGCTCTGTAAGCCTCTCTGAGCGACGTTCTCTAGACCTATACCTACCTACTGGGTACCCCTCAAAAGCCTCTCAGAGAGCCATACAGGCCGTCTGAGGGGCAATTAGACCCCTACCTTAGGGCATTGCCCGGGCGGAGTGATCCCCCGGGCTTTTTTGTGGGCAAAAGAAAACCCCTGGCCGCTAGACCAGGGGCTTTCGGGTGAATCGTACTACCTGATTAAGCCAGGGTTCGGATTCTACTTCCTAGGTACCACATCTGTCAATAATGATACCTAGTAGTGCTGGAGGAGTCCCCAAGAACCGCTGAGCCCATGGGGCCAACTCCCCAAGTTGCTGCCAAGTATCACAGCACCTGTAGCTACTCAGGCCTCCTCTTGGCAGTCTTGGCTTATGTTGATCTCAACATAAAGAAAATTAGGTGGCCCCCTGCCATTGCGGTCTTACGGGGGCCTGTTCAGCAGGGGCCTCGGGAGGAAGGGGCCATGCAGTCCCCTGCTAGAACTCTTTTCTATACGAGCACTCTACACACCATCTGTAGCCCCCGTATATGTTGATCATGTAGTACATCCATCCCCCACACTTGGGGCAACTAACTCGACCGAAACCCTTCTGGGGCTTCACCCTCCCCTCTCTTATGAATTTCATTTTTATCTTCTTGTTCGTCCGTCTTAAAAGCCCTACTAGCTACTTCATAGTTCGTATCAGCCCAACACTGATAGCAGTACCAGTACCCTCCGATCCCTTGGAGGATATCTCCGTAGTTCCCACATTCATAGCACCAACCTCTTGGATCACCCATATTTAGGCTGCCACTCGAGGTGAATATGGTCTGATTCTAGTACCACATCGAAGTCCTTATTCAATCGCCTTTGGATTTCTTCTGCGACCGTAGGCCTATCCTCTTCTCGAAGAGTACGAGTCCTAAGGTCAACAGCATTCCCCGAGTAATGTAGGCTCCCGCGAGAATGAATGCTATCATTAGCACTAGTGATAACAAGATCTACTCCGTAACTATTGTATACTTCATTGACGATAATCAATGCTAATACTACCTGTGGTACTAGGTTCTGTAGCGAAACCTCATCACTCTTCAACATCATCTTGAATTACCCCTATCCATTTAGCCCCACAGGATGAACATTTTCTCTGTATATTACAACTCTCTGTCCCCCACCCTTCTACAGTTATAGTTAAACTAACCTCTTCACATTTTGGGCAAGGAATCGAAAGCGAGTATTTTAAATTATCTCTATTTCGTGTCATCGTATAATGTTCCTATCCATGTATGATCACATACTAAACATGTTCTCTTGATGATGCCCTCGTCCCAGTCCTGAACGATAGCAAGGATATCTCTTGCGCCACATTCAGGACAGGGAGCTATAAGGGACTTCTTCATCAGATCCTGATCTGCACGTAAGAGATCAGCCTACCTACGAGGCCAGCCATGGCCCCATAGAACCATTGGTCCGGTTCAGACATGAACATCAGTACCCCAGCACCAGCTCCTGCTGATGCGCCTAGGGTAGCGATCTTATCCCATGACTTCGTGAACCATGTCTTGAAGATGTTAAGGATCTCTTTCATTGGTTACTCCACGAATGGTACATCTACGTACCGGTTACTATTTTCGTCCCACTGCTGAAGTTTAGCTTCGGAGCTAAGCAACAGTCGACTCAGCTTGGACCTCGGCACTTGCTTCCACCTGAGAGTCGGTACCTTCTTCTGTCTGGGCATCATTGCCTCCTTCTGCTACAGCTTCAATAAAAGCATCTACATCAGTATCTGCGATTTCGGTGCTAACAAGGGCAAGAGCCCCGTCTACATCGATCTCTTCCGGCACAGCGTCAGGTCCGATCTCTGCCACAAGAGCTTCGATCACTTCACGTACTGTATCCATTTCATGCAGTTCCATTAGGATCTCCTTTTAGTCTTCCGACGGCGTCTCCGTTTGGTTTTACCTGGGTGGATCAAGCCATGTCGGTTCTGTTTGTGTCGTACCCAGTATCTCGCTAGATTTCTTAGGAGCTGTACTCTGTCCAAAGGGACAGTCTTAGCCCATTGTAGAACCTTACCCTCGAACCTATTACAATTCCTGCAGAGGGTATCCCTTACTGCCCCAGTATCATGATCATGATCAAGTACTGGGTCTTTAATCGTCTTCTTGCAGATCGGACATATCCGTCTCTGGCGGTTCAGGAGAGTCCCCCTGACCTGCGGTATATCCTTCGCGGTAATCTTCTTCAATCTGATCCCAGCAGTTATCGCAGTAAATAGCCCACTGGTCTTCTAGAAGTGCTCTGCACCTAGGACAACGTGCCATTCTTCTCACTTGGTAATGTATACGCCCTATTGAACTGAGTCTTAGCGTACTTCTGGTACCCGTACGATGCAGCTACTGCCACAGCAAAAGCTCCTTGGTACCATGCTGGCATCGTAGCTAAGACTTCGAATCCCTTTGTGATGTGTGGTACCATTGGGGGTAGGAATGAGCCTATTAAAGGGATACTGAATAGTACCAGTAGCCACTCATCCTTCCAAGAGCCAGCTGCGTTCTTAGCCCCCTGAAGATTCCACTCAGCCTCTGCTATTCTACCAGCTTTGATGTTCTCAAGCTGCTTCTGTTTTATAGCGGACTTCACTTCTCTCTTGTTCTTCCGGTCCTCGAGTACCCCTTCGATTATCCCTAAGGGGTTCAGGAGCTTAAGAATCTGTAACCACACGTTCTAATTCCTTCTGTCTATGATACCAATCATCATCTTCGGTTCGTTTTAACCAGAGGAGACGTCCGTTCTCACACATGAACATATCCCAGTACGATCCGAACCTTAATCGGTACTGTTCTTTGACCTCTCGGAACATGTCGAGTTCCGTTTCGAATTCTTGTACTCTTTGTACACAAGCCGACTTAGGTCCCACGTTATATAGGCCCAGTATGTTATCAGAACGGTCACCAGTAAGGAGCTGGCTATAAAAATTCCGTAGTCCATCGATCTCTCCTATGTAGAATGGTTCTCGCTCTTCTTGGTTAAATGAAGGCCACGTATAATGCCATCCCGGCACCATTCGTAAGTCCTTGTCCCTAGTACAAATGATAGTACTATCCCCATCAAGTGTATGCTCGATGGAAATTGCATCATCAGCTTCCATCCCATGTACCACAATTGCACCTCGATTATCTCTAAGGTAGTGATAAACACCAGAGTACCAAAAAGGCCGCTCAGACCTATCACGAGTGCCTTTATAGGGTAGTATAGTACCGAGTGCATCTCTGAAATTCCCCTCTCCTGTTAAATACCCCTGCCATGAACTGGCTTCTACTGCATTAAGGATGTTCTCAATTCTTTCTTCTACTCTTGCCCGTACCAAAGGCCATTTCAGTGGTGCCTTCGTGTCCGGGTCCCTTGCTGACCCCATCTCGTAGCATAAAATATCAAGATCTACTAATGCATGCATCCCATTGGTCCGCCATAGCTTCAGCTATTCCAGTATATGTTCGTGACCGTAGCTTCCACCTATCTTCACTTGGCCCTAAGTTATTCTGACCTGATGGTGTTTGATTAGCATACCTATCTTTTATAATTATCTTAGTTGGCACTAGCTTCGGTAAACTCTTTAACCAGAGACAGGTCTTCTTGCTTGCATCGTGGCCAAATTGCCATGGTTGTATAATTTGATCTGGCTTTCGTATCCGAGAGCTTATGACAGATACTGGATTCTCCAATGCAATCCTTGGTATCTCACAGAATAGAAGCTCTCTTATAAATTCTAACGACTGTTCTCGTTCGGGAGTACCTGACCACCACCTGTTTCCAGATACTGCTATGTGAGTACATGGCGGGTGGGCTATCATCAGATCCCATCCATCTGATAGATGATCCCTTACATCGCCCTGTATATGATTACCTTCGATCTCTGTTGGCAGGTAGTCAATACTCCAGGCATCATGCCCCTTCTTCTTGAATGCTTCTCTCACTATCCCGCTGAACTCGCAGGCTACTAGAACTCTCACCTATCACCCATAATATCAGGGTTATGGCTAGGGTGGCCAAGCCTAGCCATACCCGTTCTACTCTATATAGGTAGATCATCCGTGGTGTTGCCCAAAGAGTTCACCATCTCCTCAACGTACGAGCCAGGATAGTTCGTAGCCTTCAGGATAGTCTCTTGAGTATACGGAGGGATCTTCTTCCATACCTCAGGGTCAGGGTTGTTCCACTGGAACCAGTACGGCTCGGTATCCAGAGGGGGTACTTCAATGCCAGGGAGAATAGGGGATACGCTATCGAGCTTATCGTATCGCTTATCGGCTTCACCTGCATGTACCACATAGATCTGACATGGCTTATCTAGGAAGTCTCCTAGTGTGGTACCACCCTCAGGACAGAGGGCCTTAGCGTACTGGCGTAGGGTACTACGCTCGAAGGAACTCTTGGTGATACCGAAGGGGTTCGAGATGAACTTCTGTTTCTCTTCCCCTTTGATGTTAATCGTTACTCCTGGGACAGAGAACACGATGATTACTTTATCGGATTCTGTATCGAACTTCTGAGAGTACTGCTTCCCGATCTCGATCACACGTACACACCGTGCTGCATGTGGTCCTTCTGGGATCAGCTCTCTATCAAAGCTCTGACTATCTTCGAATGGATTGAACTCGCTCATTATATCTCCTCTGTTTGTACATCTTGTTCTTGAACTTCAGGCTTCTTCTGTTTAACTACTGCCCGTACTTCTACTACGTACGCCTCTTTACGTTCTCCAGTAAGGATATCCTCTTGGGCTTGTTTCAAAGCTTCTTCGTATGTATCGAAGAAGTCTTCTTTCTCTTCCAGATAAAGTCTGGAGGCTGTCCATGCGAACTTATCTTGGATCTGAT